ATGTAATAAAAAAATTATTTGGAAATAGGAAAAAATAAAAAATTACTGCACCTTTAATCTTAAATTTTAGGTGCAGTTTTTTTATTTATTATAACCTTTTAAATTCTAATAGCAGTTTCTAAAGCCAACTCTATCATTTCAGAGAATGTTTTCTCTCTTTCCTCCGGACTTGTGATTTCTGGACTAACTAATGAATCTGAAATAGTTAAAATTGAAAGTGCTTTAGCCTTATATTTTGCAGCTAATGTATAAAGTCCAGCTGTTTCCATTTCAACTGCTAACACTCCAAAATCTGCCCACTTCTTATAATAATCACTATTGTCATTATAGAACTCATCACTTGTTAAAACATTTCCAGCTTTTATTTTAATATTTTTTTCTTCTGCAACTTTTAAAGCTGTTTTAAATAATTCAAAATTAGCAGTAGGAGAAAAATTAGCTCCATTAAATCTTCTGTTATTGATATTAGAATCAGTTGAAGTTGACATAGCTATAACAACATCTCTAACATTTACATCTTTTTGATAAGAGCCTGCTGAACCAACTCTAATTAAATTTTTAACTCCATAATCTTTCATAAGTTCTGTTATATAGATAGATATTGAAGGAATTCCCATTCCTGTTCCTTGTATAGATACCTTTTTCCCTTTATATGTCCCTGTAAAACCTAACATACCTCTAATATCTGTATAGCAAAAAAGATTTTCTAAGTAATTTTCAGCTATCCATTTTGCCCTTTTAGGGTCACCTGGTAACAATACAGTTTCAGCAATATCTCCCGCTTTTGCTCCTATATGTATACTCATAACTTGAACTCCTTTCATCAGTTACTTTTTAAATATTTTTCTATTCCATTAACTAAACCATCTATAATCTTTTCTTGATATTTTTCATCTGAAAGTTTTTTATCTTCTTCTTCATTTGACATAAATCCTAATTCTATTAGAGTATTAGTTACTTCTGCCCAATTAGTACCTGTTAAATCATCTCTATATATTACACCTCTATTTTTAGCTCCTGTTGATTTAACATATTCTTCTAACAATATTTTTGAAAATTTTTCACTTTCTTTTTGAGTTTTTTCTGTATATTTATTTTTAGGTGAAGAAGTAAGTACACTTGCACCATAAGTATTCTTATTTTCACTTCCATCTGCATGTAGCCTTATATACAGTGTAGCTTTATTTTTATTGGCAAATAATGCTCTTTCTACATTACTGATATTAACATCATTTATTGTTCTAGTCATTATAACTTTATATCCCTTTTTTTCTAAGTTGTCTTTTAATTTTAATCCAATTTCTAACATTAATTCAGATTCATATTTTTTTATGGACCATTCCAGAATCTTGTCAATTGAGAGAAATTTTTCCTGTCTGTTACCCGGAAATTTATCCAGACTTCCTGAAAGTACAAGAGATTCCAGATGTTTCCTGTTCAGCCCGTACTGTTTCATTCTGTAGACAAAATCATCATAGGATACAAACGGCTCCTTTCTTTCCTCCATTATATCCATGACAAAATTTCTTCCGATTCCTTTAATTGCTGTCAATCCAAATCTTATACCGTTTCCTTCCACTTTAAATTCCACATCAGAAAGGCTTACATCCGGTACCAGAATCTCAATGTTCTTTTCCCTTGCCTCATTTATAAAGAGGGAAAGTCTGTCAATATTATACATTTCCGTAGACATCACTGCCGCAAGAAATTCTACAGGATAGTTTGCCTTAAAATAGGCAGTCCAGTAAACTATGAGTGCATATGCCGCTGAATGGGACTTGTTAAATCCATATCCACCAAACTTGTCAATCAGATTATAAATTTCATTGGCTTTTTTCTCATCTGTTCCTTTTTCTACCGATTTTCTCACAAACTTTTCCCTGTTCTGTTCTATTATTTTAGGAATCTTCTTCCCAATTGCCCTTCTCAGTTCATCCGCTTCCCCTAAGGAATAGTCTGCCATTTCACTGACTATTTTCATTACCTGTTCCTGATAAAGTATAACACCATATGTCTCTTCCAGTATTCCCTTCAGGGACTCATGAGGATACCGTATTTCCTTATCTTTATTTTTTGAAGCAATAAAGTCATCTACCATTCCACTTTGAAGAGGTCCTGGACGATAAAGGGAAAGCAGTGCCGTTATATCATCAAATTTTTCTATTTTTACCCTCTTCATAAGCTGTCTTATTCCATGCGACTCACACTGAAATATTCCCAGAGTATCCGCCCTTGAAAGAAGCCTGTAGGCCTTCTCATTATTAAGTTCTATGGAGCTGAGATTTATTCTTTCCTTTGTTGTTTTTTCTATATTTTCAACTGTTTTTCTCAAAATTGTAAGGTTTTTCAGACCAAGAAAATCTATCTTTAAAATTCCCAGATCTTCCAGTTCCTTCATCTGGTACTGGGTAGAAGGGACAGCCGTCTTTCCGTCAGAATAAGTCGGAATTTCATCATCCAGTATTTCTTTTGAAATTACCATTCCGGCAGCATGAACTGAAGCGTGACGCACTCTTCCCTCTATTCTCATAGAATAATCGATCATTGTTTTTACTTCATTATCTTCATTATAAAGGTTTCTCAAGTTTTCAATGCTTTTAAGCGCATCTTCAAGATCCATGTTAAATGGTATATTTTTTGCCACCATGTCTACTTTTTTCAAATTTATATTAAGAACTCTTCCAACATCCCTTATTGCCGCCCTGGCTTTTAATGTCCCGAAAGTAATTATATGAGCCACATGCTGTGAACCATACTTCTTAAGTACATATTCTATGACAATTTCCCTCTGTTCCTGATCAAAGTCTATATCTATATCAGGCATTGAAATTCTTTCAGGATTTAAAAACCTTTCAAAAATCAGGTTGTACTTCAAAGGATCTATTTCTGTTATATCAAGAACATAGGAAACAAGACTTCCTGCAGCAGAACCTCTTCCAGGGCCTACAAATACTCCAACACTCTTGGCAAATCTTATAAAATCCCATACAATTATAAAATAACCGTTGTAGCCCATATTATTTATTATCTGAAGTTCATATTCCAGCCTTTCAGTCACCTGCTCAAAGCCATTGTTTTCCAGTTCTTTCTTTAACTTTTTTTCATTTCTCTCTTCTGCATCGACGGCATTTTTTTCAAAATCTTTTCCTAGATACTTTAAAGCCGCACCCTTGTACACTAGCTCCCTTATATACTGTTCCTCACTTATTCCACTCGGGAGTTCATATTTCGGAAACTTAAAGTTGTCAAACTCAAACCCGCATAGATAATATTTGTCTTTTTCTGAGTATTGTGTAAAGGAGATGTTAAGCGGTTTGCATCGGGGGTACTCTTCATTGAGCTCTTTTGCTTTTTCGATGATGTATTCTTTTATTTTATCCAACTCGTTTGCTTGGTATAGTTCTCCTTCCATTCCTCTGAGGAAACAAGAGAATTGCTCTTGTAGCTTGTTTTTGGTTTGTATACCACCGCCAAAATGGCAATAATAATGTGTGGGGGTTTCTTTCATTTTTATATGGTGTTTAAATTGTTATACTTCCCATTGCTCTTTGGTGAGTTGCTTGCCACAGTCCTTGCAGAATAAGGCGGTTACTTCTACTGTAACGTAGTGAGCAAGGGTTCGGCGTTCGGTTTGCTTATGGGGGCAGGTGTTTAATGACGAATGACGAATGACAAATGACGTGTCGGACGTGTTGGACGTGGCAGAGCTGACACCTGGCGCCTGACACCTGACACCTTTTTTACTTTCTTTCATATCTCTGTGTGAGCATTTTCTCAAAGATGTTATTTACTTTTCCTACCTCACTGGGGGTGAGGTTTTGAAGACTTTTTTTGAATGGGTTTTTGCTTGAGCAGAACCATTTGCCAAGGCGTTTGATGTCGGCGTACTTGGGGTTACTTGTATCGCGCCAGCCGAGCTCGTGGCATAAGGCTAATAGCTTTAGGTGTTGCTTGTTTTCGGCGTCAAAGTAGGCGTGCATTTCGAAATGGTAACCAAGGTGCTGGGCTATGGCGAAAAACTCATCTTCTGTTAGTTTTTTTGTACTGGAGAGCTCTCTGCCGATAAAACTGCATACAAAGTGTAGTCGAGCTTCTCGGTCCTTAAAGCGTTTGCCTAAAAGGGTTTGGAGGATGCGTATTTGGTGGGGCTTTATTGTGGTTGTCATACATTATTTTTTAAAAAGTTCTCGGTACTTAGTTACGGTTATTTCTGTACAATCGTTAGGAATGATAATATCTGTCCAATCATCATCAATGATAAAACCAAAGTATTTGTCGTTAGAGCTATTAAACCCTATGCTTTCGCTAAAACCTTCGTCCCAACCTATGCAGGCGTTGAGTTCAGATTTGCTAACAGTGACAGCTTTATTGAAGTCGGCTTGTATAGCCTTTCCTTGTTTGATATTTAGTTTGGGCATATATTCACCATTTCTGACTTCCTTCCATATTTTGGTGTTTACAATAGTGTCTTCTGGGAATATCACTGAAGATATGCCTCCCGCTACTTTCCAAAGGGCTTCTCTCCAATATGTAAAACCATATTTATCGGCTAATGCTTTTTGGCTCTCAAAGCAGACGTTAAATTTATCGGAGAGCTTCTGAAACTTTTTGCCGGTTTTGCTAGTTCTTTTTGTTATAAAATACATCATCTATTATTGTTTTTGTCTTTTTTATCTGATTTTATAAACTCATTAGTATAGGTATGAGTTACGGTAAAAACACTTTCCTTGGCTATCTCTGCGAGGGTTTTGCCTTTGTATTTTTCTATTAAATCTTTCTGCAAACTCTCTCTAATTTTGTCTACTATTAAAGCGTCGGGGTTCATTTTAAGCGGTGTGTATAAAGGTTATTTAAAAGCTCCTCGCCTTAGTGGTTCTCCTATGGGCGTCCCCTTAGTGCAAGCGACCGGACTAAGGGCGGAGGAGCATCTTTTAGCTACCGAAACGGCTAAAAGTGTAGTGTTATGCGGTGGCTTGCTCTTCGTATTTCTCGTGTACTGGAAATAGGTGCTTAATATCAGTACCAGGGGGGAAGTCTACCGATGAGAGCGATAGGGGTATGTTGCACTTTTTGCCCTGTTCGTCGAGGGTATTGGCTTCGATATAGAATGCCGAACGCTGTGGGCGGTAGGCTTGAGCGATGATGGTTACGGCATCGGTGAAGGCGGGGCTGTCAAACTCTTTGGCTACACGGGTGAGCTCTAACACGCGGGAGGCTTTGAGGTTTCCTTTTGCATCCTTTTTTAATAAGCGGTTGATGACGGTTACGAGTTTGGCACTATCATCATCTTTAGCGAGTGAGGCTATAAAATCGCGGACTTTCTCTATACCTGCATTAACGGTGTCGTCCCAGTTGTCGATGACGCGGAAGCCGTAGGTGATGGTGTTGCCGTGCGTATCGGTGAAGGTGTGGCTTTGCTGATCGCCTTTTACCTCGTAGACTTCGTTTTTGGTGTCTAACAAGATTTTGAGGGCTTCAAAGGTGTGTAGCTTTACTTCTGCCATTTGCTCGGAATAGGTTTGTAGCTTGCCGATGATTTGTGGTATAGCTTCATTGACGAGGGCTTTATAGGCTTCTCGGTTTTCGTTTTGGGCTTGTTCACGGCGTTGTAGTTCGGCTTTGAGTTCGTCGGCGGTGAGTTTAGTTAAATCTACTGTCATAATTGATAATTGTTATTTGTTAATATCCTGTTACTTTTGCTTTATATAGTGGGTGTGCGGTTAGTGGTTGCCATTGTTCGTTGTCGTCTTCCCATAGAAGTTCGCGGGTAAAGGCGTCGTATCGAAATGCAGGAGGTTGCCACTGATTGTAAGCACACCAGTCTTGTAGCTTTTGTACTAAGGTAGGCACTTTGTTGGTTTTACCTGCGCGATATTGGCAGGTTTGTAGCCGTTGCTCGAAGGTAAGCACCTGTAAAAAGGTGTCAAGAGCAAGCGCTTCGGTGTATTCTAAAAATCTATTTTTCATAGTTATTCTGTTTTATTAGTTTGCCGTATTTTTTGAGGTCTGCCCACCAAATTACACTATCACCACTAATACCTTGCGGGAGGTATCGCACGGGACGCTTTTGTTTTTTGGCGGTTTTGAGTAGTTCTTTGGCTTGCTCTCTGAGCTTGCGTTGTATATACTCGTAGTCACTGATTTCGTTAGGCTCTATTCTCATCTTGTGTTCGGTTTATCGGTTAGTGTTTGCTTGGCATTCGGTAACTGTACAGGCAATTATCTTTTTGAGCAATACGTTGGGGTAATACTGCAAGATGTTCTCAGCATAGATGGTGATGAGCAGAAGAACGTCGTCAGCGTTGAATAGGGTGATGTCATTGCCATAGTGTCGCTGTATTGTTTGCTCTACGGAGTAAAACCATTGGTCATCGTACCAATTCATTAGACTATCGTGGCTGATGAGAGGTTTTAAATGCGATGCTTTGCCTTGTTGTATAAGGTGGACACACCAATCTATATAGAACTCATAGTGTAGGTTTTCGTACTGCAAGTAGGTGATACCTAATTGGTGGGCAAGGGCGTGGCGATAGGTGATTTGCTGGGCTATTGTTTTTAGGGTGTTCATTGTATTAGGTATTAGGGGTGATATTAGTGTCGTAATAGAGTTGTGCTTTCTCTTCGTCGATAACGAGGGTGCCACCAGGGCAACGCCCCGACACGTGGCAGGCAAGTCCTTCGACTCGGATAACGATTTCCGCGAGCTTCTTACAGAGGCGACCTACAGCGAGGTCGGGTTCGCCTTTCTCTTCGTGTGAGAGAAAGATAAAAAGGGTGTTTCGGTACTTTCGGCTCCACTCTCGTAACTTTGGGGCTGTGAGTTCGTCTTTGTAAATAGTAGTGTTGTCGATGATGACTACCTTTGAGCTTCTTTGTTTTCCAAGGGTGTTTTCTATTTCGGCAATTTCAGTATAGGGTACTATCTTTAGTCGGCGATTAAAAGGGTCGAGTTGGGCACGCATATAGGCGTCTTGGAATGTTTTGCTGGTGCCCTGCTCAGCACTGATGTACATTGTGGTTTCGTAGTTGCTTAGGTGCTCGGCGAGTTTGAGTGAGAACCACGTTTTTCCTTGTTTTTCTTTGCCGTATATGAGCCAAAAGCCTGCTACTTCGGGGTTGCCCAGGGCGCGTGCCCATTCGCCCTTAAAAGGGAATGTTTTATAGGTTTTTTCGAGTAGTTGTTTGCCGTATATTGCTTTTATTCGTGCCATTGTTTCAGCTTAGTTTTATGAGATTTTCTAAATATCGTAGTCGTTTCATATCTGAGGCGGTAGCGTCTTTCTTACCGCTTGGGTTGAGGCATTTGCGTACTAACTTATCTACATCGCTTTGCTGTTTGGCGTTTACGGTGGCTACATCGCCCAGTAGTTGTATGTAGAAGGCTTTGCGGTCGTCGGTGCCTTGGGGTACAATAGTGGTGATGTCAAAAAAGCGGTCGAAGATTTCAGCATAGCCTACTTTTTTGTGAGCGATACCGCTCTCTATTTTGGCACGCAAACCGTCGGCTCCCATCATATACCAGGCGCACTGTCCTTGTGTGGCGTTCCATAGTTCTTTGAGCTCAAGGAAGGCGTTGTAGTCGAGGTCTCCTGCTTCGTCTAATACGACTAAAGGCTGTTCTAAGTACAGGAGGCACATTTTAATAGCGGCTTTTACATCGGTGTATCGTCCTGTATCGTCCACGCCTATGGTTTTGGCAAGCAGGCGAATGAATTGTTGTTTCGTTTTGGCTTGTGAGCAGTCTATATAAAAGGCGTTTTTCTGTTGCTTTACAACGTGGCGTGCGCAGAAGGTTTTTCCTATACCACAGTCGTCTACCAGTATCATTGATTTGCTGTAAGTTTTGCAGTATAGCAAGTTGTCTTCAATTTCGGTGTAGACTTGTGTGCGGGCTACTTTCCAGCCGTTGTCGTTCACTTGTACACCGAGCTGATGGGCAATTACAAGCCATTGGGTGTCGGATAGTACTTTGTCTATTTTGCCATTTTTGATTTGTGAATAAATGGCGGCACTTAGTTTGAGGCGTTTGGCATAAGCTGTGTCGGAACCTCCGTAGTTTTCGCGGTCGGCTAACATAGCCTCGCGTACTTTCTGTTTAAATTCGATTGCTATTTTCATTATATAGTGTATTTGTTTCTCCAAGATTGGGTGTACTCGGTACCGGTACTGGGGTTATACAATATTTGTTTGTCGTCTTCGTCTAAGGAGTCGTAATCGCTGAGTATTTCGACTTCTGTGGTATTGGTGGCTTCGTAGCGTTTGAGGCTTGGGATAACGAAAGCGCGTTGGCGTGCCGGTGCGCGGTTGATGATGCCTACTTCGGCTATTTGCTTGCTGTGATGTTGTACAAAGCGTACGATAGTCATCGTATAGGCATCTTGTAGGGCTTTGGCTACCATATCGGCTTCTGTTTGCTCGGCACGTGCACGTTGGAATTTTGGCATTGGTTGTACTTCGCATACATAGCGACCGCCACAATAGGCTATGGCTTTGATAAGGTCGCCTTCATTGCTATCAAGCCAAAATACTTCTATCTCTTTACCTTCTATTTGTTTCATTTTCTCAATAAGGGGCTCGCCGGTGAGTATGGTGCTATCTTCGGCGATTGCCATTTTTTGCCTATTAAGGCTGATGTATCCTTGTTTGCAACTTGTTTTAACGCTGTAGCCTATATGGGGCAGGATAGCGCGGTAATTGGTCTCGGGGAGGGTTTCGAGCTGGTTGTTTAGGAAATACTCCCAACGGCTTACTTCGGGGTGCTCATCGTGTGGCTCGTTGTTCCAATCTTCTATATCGGCGAGGCGTGCCTGCACCAGTTCGTTATAAGGGATAATTTTAGTAGCTCCTTTGCCCGCTTGGTTGGCTTCGCTCTTAGCAAAGGGGCGTGCTATCCAACCTTCGGCGTATTTTTCTTTATTGTTACGCATCTTTCCAAACATACGTTCTATATATTTACCGCGGGCGTTGTTAGCCTCAACCCTTACCTTTTGGAACATATAGCCATCACGTAGGAAAGTGTTTAAAAAACTGCTGTTGAGGGAGCTTTCGCACTCTAACTCAAAGGGGAGTTTTAAGCCCCATTGGTGATAGTTGCGCACCAGCTGGCGGTAGAACTCTAAGATGATGCCTTCTTTGGTTTTACCATATACGAAGGCTGTCATACAACGGCTGGCTACATCTATGCCGATATAAAACCAAAGGCGTTTGCCTTTGTCGTACCAAAAGGGCGGTTGGCGGTCATCAATAGAGAGGAGCGAACCTGCTTTGGTAGGTAGTTCGGTTTGAGCGTAGGGGATAAATTGTCCCATAAAGGCTTGTCGGTTGCCAGAGCGGAGGCTGTAGGTAGCGATTTTAGTTTCCCAAGCCGATAGGTAGGCTTTGATAGTGCTTTCGCTAAGGGCGGGGAACTCTTCGGGGGCGTACAGTTCGCCGGTTTCTTTGTTGAATACTTCTATATATCCGCTAAGGAAAGACTCGTATTGGCGGGCTATATCGGTAGGGGTGGGTTTGTACTCTTGTCCTACGAATAAGCCTTTAATCACTTCTATTACACGCTCATCTACCTTGCGGGCGTTTTGCTTACCCTTGCCGTAAGGGTCTTTAATCACTGAAAGCAGTCCTTCGTTTTTAAAGGCTTTGAAGGCATTTTTAAAATGGCGTAGACTTTCAGGGAGGGAGTGCTTACGGCTGGGAGGCAGGGTTTCGTTGAAGCTCAAAGCATCGGTAAGGAGGCTTTGTGCAAGCCCTTTGGTAGGGCTCTTTTTGTGTAACGACTGGCGTACGGCAAGGCGTTCACTTTCAAGTGTTACGAGTGCCTGCAAGGTAGTAGCATTGATAACATAGCGGTCTATCTCGTCATCGGTGAGGGGTTTGCCTTGGCGTTTCCAACCGGCATAGAAACGAATAGTTTCGTCTTTCACGGCATAGTAACGCTCAAGGAGGTGTCCTTCTTTGCGAGGGTCGCCAAGGGCGTGCTGTATGTCGGTAGGCAGAGTATCGTAGTCGATAAGGAGCTTGCGCCCATTGCCACCCGATTGGAGTTTTTTCACGCCATAGGGTTTGTTTCTATGACGGTGTATCTCCGAGCGCAACGTATTGAGTGTATTCCAATGCTGTGGCACTAACTCTTCTGCTTCGACGGCGACTTTATTATGTAACCAGAGGTATGGCATTTGTCTTAGTTTTTAGTTGTTCCCCAGTGCAGTTACGAACTGCGCTTAGCTTGCTGTCGGTCACACCAACCACTGGGGAGATAAAAAAAATAAATTATGAGAAACGTGTACTTTGTTATTCGCGGTACTTCACTGGTTTTTGATACTCTATTTTTTCTCGTTTTATCACTAACCCTAAGAAGGTAGTGCGTATCTCTTTGCCGATGATAAGGAAATCATCATTTATATGATAAATGGTTTTTGTTGTCATTTTTAAATGTGTTTTAAAAGGTTTTTAAATGCTTCCCAAGGGCATACTGCACGGTATGCCTCTTTTTACATTCCTAAAGGGCTTTCTTTCTTAAATATGAGTAACCCTAAGAAGTGGACTGTTTTTATTACTTTACGCTCTTTTTTCTCTTCACTCTCTATGAGCACTACTTGTGTTTTTACTTGTATCATATTATTCATTTATTGGTTCTAAACATTCTACATCGTAGATACCTACGCTGTTATCGGCAAAGGTTACAATGCCTAACTCTAAATCTCCACGGGTACATACCCCCGTTAAAACGCCTATTTGCCCTGCTTTTCCATAAGGGTCTACAGTAATAAAAGACGATACTTTTACTTTGTTTCCTGCTTTCATAGTTTAATCATTTAAAAATTCTTTTACTTTGCTTTCAGAAGGAGCAACCATACTTTGGTAATCCTTTCTTATTTTGTCAGCTGAGAGGCTGTTGCGCTCCCCACTTACACATTGACGGATATACCGCGCAGAGAAACCGTGTTTCTCAATTAATGCATTTATTACACTTGCATTGTACTTGTTATACTTTTTTTTCTTACTTTTGTCCATTGTTACTTATTGTTCCAATTATGGCGCAAAGGTATGTCAAAATTTTATCACTACAAAATATTATGGACAAAATTTTAGCACCTATTAAACAAAGAATACTTCAATATGTTGATTATAAACAAATTGAGAGAAAAAAATTTTTTGGCGAATTGAACGTCGCTTCTTCAAATTTTAGAGGAAATGCTCTTTATAGTGAAGTAGGAGGTGATGTTATCGCCAAAATTTTGTCGAATCATTCTAAGTTAAATGCAGAATGGTTGCTCACTGGAAATGGTGAAATGCTAAAAAAGCAGGAGGTAATAACAACGCCTCGTGTGGAGATTATTGAGCCTATAAAAGTAGAGGGAAGGAGTTTAATGCCTAAAGTAGTCGTAGTAGATGATGACGATAATGACCGTATTCCATTAGTATCAGTAAAAGCTCAAGCAGGCTATCTTGAGGGCTATGATGATAGCAATTATATTGAGGAACTACCTACATATAGTCTTCCTGAAATGCGAAATGGCACATATCGTATGTTTCAGGTAAGTGGTTTTTCTATGTATCCCACCTTACAGGACGGTAGCTATGTAATAGGTAAATTTGTTGAAAATTGGGAGTGGCTGAGTGATAATAGAGTATGTGTAGTAGTTACAGAACGTGATGGGGTAATAGTAAAAAGGGTAACAAATAGAGCAAAAGAAAAAGGACTTCTTTATTGTAAGTCTGATAATAGAGATTACAACCATATTACTGTAATGGTAGAAGATATAAAAGAAATATGGGAGTGTAAAGCTCATATATCTTTTGAGTTCCTTGACCCTGTTACCAACTATCAGAAAATTGCAGAACTTGAGGTGAACGTATCAGAATTGCAGGACAAGGTGAAAAACTTGGAGACACAATTATTGCCCGCACATACATAATATATAGGGGAGAAAAGGCACTTTTTAAGGGATAATAATATAAATAAGCTGTAAATCAATGATTTACGATATATAACAAATGCAATATACCGCCAACTCGGTAACGTTTCCTTTCAAAAAGTCCAAAATAGTGTAATTTGCCCCTTTAACTCGTGTGCTAAAATGTACGCAATTGCAACGCCAACTGCAACGCCAACTGCAACACCAACTTTTTTAGAGGGTGTTTTTGGGCTTTGCTAGGTGGGTACCTTTTAAGGGTGTTTAGAAGTGGGTGTATTGGTAGTTTAAGGACATAAAAAAACGCCCTAAATTGGCGTATTTGTTGGGGTTTTGGTAATTATTAGGGTATATATACCCACCAATGGTAATTACTTCTATTTAAATGGTAATTATCGGGCAATTACTCGGTAATTAAATGGTAATTAAAAGCGGTTTTTTGTACATTTCATTTTCCTGCCTTTTTCAGGCTTTTTTGTTATAACTACCTGTTTTTTAAATGTTTTTATAGCTTTTTTTGGTAGTAGGTATATGTACATTTCATATTACTGCCCATAATTCTCTCATTTCCTCATTTTCTAATTTTCTAATTTCCCTCATATCTTTTACCTATCCAATGCACCTTATTTAATTTTTTTTCGTACCTTTGTCGCTCACTATTGTGCGATAGATATGAAGCACTTCATCATCTTACTTATCATTCTTTTGGGGCATTTCCCCACCACAACAGCCCAAAATCAGGACTTGCCCTTTGTCCCACCTATCTATAACTACTCTCAAACACAATACAAGGCAGGCTTGCAAAATTGGCAAATAAGCCAATGCAAAATGGGCGTCCTCTACGTGGCTAATAACCAAGGGCTACTTACTTTCGACGGACAGGTATGGCAACTCCACTATCTGCCCCAGAAAAAAATAGCCCGTTCTGTTCTTGCCGATAATAACGATTCCAAACTGCGCG